ATAGACGATGTCCGACTCAAGATCGGCCGCAGCCGCACCGAAGGCCGCCGGAATACGCGTGAACGCGTCCAGGTCGTCGTTGATCAGCACCTGACGAGTCACGGAAACGATCCGGCCGTAGGTGGCCAGCGCGTAGTTTTCCTTCCCCTCGCCGATCGAGCCATACTGGAACTCGCCGCTCTCCGAGACCTTCTTCAGATCCGGAGCACCGCCGAGCTGCGCGCGCGACACCGGCTTGAAGTCGGTGATGACCGCGCGGCGCGCCCAGGCCTGGAAGGTGCGCGGCGTCGACGCATAAGCCCCGCGAAGCGTCTTGTTGGCGACATTCGCCAAGATGGCCGGGAAGTCCGAGGTGCTATGCGCACCAGTCGAGCGCATGCGCAGCGCCTCGCCCGCAACCTCCATCTTCGACATGCCGCGCGTGTTGATGCCACGGCGCTCAAGCGCACCGCGCGCCATTTCCATGAGCGACAGGCCCATGAAGTCGCGCGCACCATCGATCAGCTCGTGCTGGCCCGGATTGTGGCGGTGCATGAGCGCCGACGACATCGCATCGCGATAGGCGATCTCCTGCGTGCCGGCCGAACGCGCCTGAGCCGGTGCCGGCTCGGACACACGACCGCCGTCGGGATCCTGGTCAACCAGCTTGTCGAGGATCGCGGAGCGGGCCTCATCGAGCGACACACCGCGCGCCACCAGATCAGACGAAAACTCCGAGCCCAGACCGTGACGCTCGCAAAGCGTCATGATGGTGCTCACGCGGGTGCGCTCTTCAGCGCGAACCGCATCCGCATCAACCGCAGGCTCCTGCGGAGCCGGCGCAGCCGGTGCTTGGGGCTGAGCACGGGTATCCACCACAGGCTCATTGCCACCGCCGGCCGCCGCAGCGCCACCGGCCTCTTCACGTTTATCAGCCATATCGGCCTCCTTTTTGTTTGCCGCCCCCGCGGCAGGATCGTCGTGCCGGATCACGACGCATGACTGCAGCGCATCCTTCTGCCCTTCGGCAGAACGGAACTGCGCCTCCGGATCGGCGCCGATGGCGACAGCCGAAATCTCCAAAGGCTCCCAATCGACCGCGCGCCACAGCTCAACCTCGCCGTCGCGCTTCTCGATCTCGAAGCGATGAACGCGATACCCCACCGAAACATTACGGATGATACCGCTCTTGATGTCGCGCCAGATCGGCTCGACGTCCTCCCGATCCGAGAACCGGATCGTGGCAATCCCCTGCCCATTCTCGATGCGCACCGAGCCGTCCACGACGACCCCGAGCACCGAGTCCAGCGAATATGGATTGTGTGAATTGAGGAAAGGCGCGCCGTTGTTGAGCCGATCCGTGCGGATCGCCTCCTCCGACACCACCAGCTCCTCGTCGAAGTCGTCCTCAAACCAGCGACGACGGCGCACCTTCGCCCCCTTGGTCCAGACCACCTCAGCCGTGCGCGCTTCCTCGTTGACGCTTTCCGCGCGCACAAAAGCATCCCGCCCGAACACGGGCAGGTCCAAAATATCCTTCGGCATGTTTTTCTCCGTCAGGTTTGTCCGTCGCCAGACGGATCAAGCGGATCCTTGGCCTGCGCCAAGCCCGCATTTGTGACCCGGCGTGGGTCACTATCAAAGACCAGTTTCGCCGCGTCGGTTTTCACGGCGAACTGCGCCCATTCCTCGATCAGCGTGTCCGGATCATGGCCCCGGCGCGCGATCTGGCGCGGCAAGCTCGAGAACCCGGCCCGCACTTCGAGCAGGTCTGCCTGAGCATCCTGCAGCGGGTTGACGCTCTCAAAACGAGGCGGCGTCCATTCCGCGCGGATCTCGATATCGGCCGGCAAAAGCCCGGCCAGCTGCGCGTGCTCAATGAACCAGCGCCAGATCGGCGCGCAAAACATCGGGATCACCGTCTGCCACTGCAGCTGACTGACCATGCGACGAAACTCGTTCAAGCCCACCCGAGAGCTCGCGAAATTCGCCTGGCTGAGATCACCGGTCATGAGCGCATAAGGCACCCGGAACCCGGCAGCGATGATGTGCAGCTGCACCCGGTGCCACTCATAGACGCCCGCCGTCGAACTCGGCTGGTTGAACTTGATATCTTTACCACCGCGCGCATAGGCGATCAGCCCAGGCTCGAACTGCTCAACCTGCTGACCAAAGCCGTCCTCGACCACCGGCGCGATCGACTGCTCGGCCTCATCGGCCCCAAACACGACACCGACCATGCAGGCCTCGGTCTTTTTGCGCACCAGCTCCGCATTTTGCCAATCGTCCACATCGCGAATGGCCCGCATTGCCGGCGCGCCCCACGGCACCCCGCGACTTTGAACGCGCTGCCGCTCGAACAGGTGCAGCACGCGATCCGCAGAATAACGCTGCGACTCCAGCCGCCGGCCAAAGGTCGAGGTTTGATCCCCAGGATGATCCGGAAACAGCCAATAGGCCGCGCGCCGGCCCTGCCGGTCATACTCGATCCCCTGCTTGATCAGGCTGCCGTCCGCGCGATTGTCCATGCGCGCATCATCGAAGTGATCCGCCTCCATGAGCTCGATCGCCAGCGGCACATTGCCGGCCATGCCACGCCGGCGCGAGCGCTTCATGGCAAGCACCTCCCCGCCCTCGATCATTTCGCGCACCGCGAGGTTCAACAGGCCATTGAAGTCCGTATGCCCATGCGCATCGCAGCGCGCAGACCAGGAGCGCCACAGATCATCGACTTTCTTGTCGAGATCCGCATCCCCGGTCGCCGCGCGCGGCCGGATCCCCGGCCCCACGATGTTGTTGACCAAGACCTGAACCGCCTGCGCGGCCATCGGATTGTTGCGCACCAGGTCGCGCATCCGATCCCGCAGAAGCCCGCCGGCCGCCGCAATCTCCGCATCCGCCGCCGTGCTCGAGGTGCGCCATCCATCGGTCCCGCGGCCCTTGGACGCTGCCTCATAGCCCCGGCGCATGTTCGCAATCGCCACCCGCGCCGCGTAGCGTTTCGCCGCGCGCTGCGGTGCGATCGAGGCCAGCGCGCTATCAATGGCGCCCCAGCGCACGCCCTTCTGCTCCGCCATCACCGTGCCCTCCGAAACCCGGCAAAGCCGGCAACCGGCCGAGGCTTGCCTGCCGCGCCGTCCATTTCCCGCTCAATGAGCCGGATCCGGCGCAACAGATCATCCGCCGAGCCATACTCGACGGTTTGACCGTCATAGCTCACCTTCGTGGTGCCAGATGCAAAGGCGCGCCGAAGCGCGTCCAGCTCAGCTTGTGTCCAGGCCATTAAAACCAATTCCCCTTGCCTCGGCCGCCCATCCAATCAGAGCGCCGACGCGGTGCCGGCCGATCTGGGCGCCGATTTGGCTGGCCAGCAGGCGCAGCCTCTTCTGTTCGTTCCGAAACACCGAGCTGGGCCTCAAGCCCCTCCCAGCGTTGATCGTTCCACCGATCGATCCCCATGAGCCACGCGGCCGCCCGCGCGTAGACACGACAGTCCAGCGCCTCGTTGCGATCGCGGGTCTTTTGCCACTCCAGCTTCTGAAACCCTTGCCGGGTCTTGATCGTCATCAGCTGCTCGGCCGTCAGCTGCTTGGTCCACTCCGCCGTGGTCCCGGCCGGGATATGGATAAAGCCCGCCGGCCAATCGATTCCTTCCTCGAGATCCTCATCCGTGGGCGCATCAAGGCGCAGCCAACGGTAGGTCTCCGATTTGAAGGTCGCGCCCGCGACTTTCCATAGCTTCACGCCACGCTTCAGCCGGCGCCCCGCCTCCGAGGTCTCCACGTATGTCGGCCCGTCCACCGGCGAAGCCCGATCGAACCCGCCAACGCCCTTGACCGCGATCACGCCGCCGCCAACCGATCGGACCCACCGGTAAACCAGATCTGTGGTCCCACCGTCGCCCGAGTCGATCGCCAGGCGCGCCAGAGACATCTCCACGCCCGAGGCATGCGGCCAGGTATTGCCGACGAACTCCGTCAGATCGGCCCAAACGTCCTCGCGCGAGGTGTCGCCCTCGAGGACCACATGATCGACCAGCCACGAGCGAAGCCCGCGGCCCCAGCCCCAGACGTCGATCTCGATGCGATCACGCTGCACATCGGCCCCGGCCGTCAGAACGAGCACGCCCTCCGGCGCAGAGCCGATCCGCCACTGCTCGCGGCGATCGTAGATCCGCTGCCATTCCGGCGCCTCGCCCTTCTCCTGCCAGGTCTCGCCCAGAACCGTGTTCTTCAAGGTTTTCAGCGCCGCGTCGTCGCCCTGGGCATTCTCCCAGGCCCGCGCAATATCAGGCCAGCCCAGCCACCCGAGAGGCGAATAAAGCCCCGAGATATGGAACCCGATCCGGCCGGCGGCCTCTGCCGCCTCGAGCACATCCGGCGCAGCCGTCGGCATCCAGCACGCGCCGTTTGCCTCGTCCATCATCCAGGTCTTGTGCCGCTCAGCGATCGGCTCCTCGCAGTGCTCGCAAATATACCGCACCGTTTCCGGCTGCCCCTGCTCCCAGCGAAGCCGCTCGAACTTCAGCCATTGAAGCCCGCCGCATTCCGGGCAAGGCAAATGATACCGCCTCTGGTCCGACACGTCATACTCCCGCTCGATCCGGCTCAGCCCCTTGATCGTCGGCGTCGAAGCCAAAAACAGCTTGGCCCGGTGCCCATAAGAAATCGTCCGCGCCTCAGCCAAGGCGATCGGGTCGCCCTCACCGTCGAGGTCGCCCGGATAGGCGTCCACCTCATCGAGGAACACGAACCGCGCCGGCATCGAGCGCAGGCCCACCGCGCTATTCGCGCCGGCCAGGATCAGCTGGCCACCGGGAAACTTCTTCGACAGCGCCGTGTTACCGCTATCGCGAGACCGCGATGGCGCCACCAGCTCACGCAGATCCGGGCTGTCCTCGATCAGCGGGTCGATCCGCTGCTGCGAAAGCCGCTTCGCCATGTCCACCGTCGGCTGCACCGCGAGAACCGGACCCGGCGCCCGGTGCATGATGTAGCCAACCCAGTTATTGCCGGCCTCGGTCGCCCCGACCTGCGCCGCCTTCATGAACACCACCCGACGCGCCGATGATGACGGCGACAGCGCATCCATGATCTCGCGCATGAACGGCGTCCGAGCCGTCCGATACGGCCCCGCCTCCGAAGCCGCGCGCGCCGACAGCATCCGGTGCTTGTCCGCCCACTCGCTCACCGTCTGCAACGGATCCGGTCGAAGCCCTGCAAACCAGGCTTCGCGGATCTCCGACGAACCCTCGAATTCAGATGACATCGATCTTCACGCCCACCATTTGCTCCAGGTGCTCGCGAAGATACCGATCCAGGATCGTCTCCAGTAGATGCGGATCCACGTCGAGCTCCGCCGCCATATTCGCCGCCACCCGAGGCGGCCAGTTTTGCCACGCGTCCCGCTCCCGACGCGCTAGGTCGAACACGAGCGCCTTCGTTTTTTCCCGGTCGACCAGGATGCCCTTCTGCTGCCTGAGCTTCAGGTCCGCGAGCTTCGCCTTCAAAACCTCGTTTGCCGTCTTGGCGGCGTGCAGGTTCATGCCACCAGGCGATGGCACCGGAGCCTCCGCCGGTGCAGGTCGATCCGTCGAAGGCTGACCGCCAGTCGAAGGCGCATCTGCTATGGCCTCGGCAGAGCCCTCCGGCACAGAGGCCGCTGACGCCGCGCCGCGCTGCATGGAAGGATCCGTGTTCGCACCCCACTCGGCGTCCGCCTTCGCCGGGTCGATCGTGCCATCCGGCTCAAGCGTGATCCGGCCTGACTGAATGGCTTTTCTTACCGCAGTGGGCGAGACACCTCGAAGCCGCGCATATGCCTTTCGACTGATCCCCACGAACGCCCCCAAAATTCACATCAACCCATTGTTTTTATTGGGTTTTTCATCCTTATTTGCTAGATAGCCTACGCAAATTTGAGTAATGTCAAATCAGCGCAGGAGCCAAGGCAACCCCGCCCAGGCAGCGCCCCGCCCAGGAGGCCCCGACCATGACCACCGCATTTTTCCAGGACCGCAAAGCCAACTTCACCAGCCTCGAAGCCGCGATGGAATGGGTCGACCGCCAAGCCGCCCGCTTCGGCATGCGCGGCCACGAGGCCGAAGCCAAAGGCTGGGCCCAGATTTTCAACGCCTAAACCCCGGAAAGGACACGACCATGACCATCACCCCCAAGATTTTCTCCGCCAAAACCGCCCAACGCCTCTTCAAAGAGGAGAGCATGGACCTCGCGCTTTGCCACCCGAACATGATCGAGGCCGCAAGCGAGCTCTTCGAGCAGGAAGGCGACCACGCCGCCGCAAACGACATCCACGCCCGCTACGATGACTACCAAGAAGAACTGCGCTGCATGGCCGCAGAATTCCTTTGAACGCAACGCTGGGGCTCAAGCCCCGGCACCACCCCACAGACAGGAGATCACCATGACCACCGCGACCACCACCCTCAAAACCCAAAACCCCGAATGGGGCTTCTTCGGCACCATCGAGCGCGCCGGCGAAAGCCCGGAAACCGCATGGGCCCTTGCCTTCGAAGCCATCCAAGACGCCACCGGCGCCCATGACGGCAACGCCTACGGCCCCGAAGGTGTCCGCGACTTCCTCGACAGCCGCGACGGCCGCCACTTTGCCGACGAACTCTCCAACGCCATCGCAACCGCGCCCGGCGGCCACATCACCCTCGAAAGCGCCATCGCCAAGACGATCGAGAAATACCAAAGCTGGAAGATCGGACGCCGCCAAAGCCGCGACACCGGGATCCCTGCTGGCAAGCCCTACCTCGACGGCATGGTCGGCCACTACGCCATCGAAGCCCTGATAAACGACACCGCCGAATAGGACCCCCGCCATGATCACCGAAATTCACATCGAACGCCGCACCCTGCCAGAGCGTTTTGCAAACAGCCGCACAAACACGGTGCTCGACGAAATCGAAATGGCCCTGCTCGATGACGGCGGCGTCCACGCCCGCGCCTACGCCAACAGCGTCGAACTGACCATCAAGGTCGCCACAAACAATCTGGTCGACACCGTCGCCACGCTCAAAGACCTCGGCCTGATTTCATAAGGAACCGCACCATGACCAGTCACGACTTCAACGACCTGCAAGCCCGCCTCGGCGTCTCCCGCGCCGAACTTTGCCGCCGCATTGGCATCGCCTACAACTCAGGCATCGCCTACTCCACCGGCAAGGCCGATATCCCCAAGCCGATCGCCCTAGCCTGCGCCGCCGTCGCCGCCGGAATACCGCCCTACGCAGAACCCGGATCCACCGGCCAGCTCAATCTCCAATGAGCGCCTGGATATCGGCGTCCGTCAGATACACATCGCCATGCTCAACCCGCCGCTCCGCTGCCGGCGGGTTTTTTTGTTTCTCGGCCTCGCCCGGCGCCTCAGCCTGGAACCGGTCATAGACCGCCTTGATGATCGCCCGATTGTCCGACGATCGACCCGCCTCATCCCAAAGCGCATCGAACCAATCGATGTAGAACTCCGCGACCGCGCCATCGACATCCACGTCGAACTGCTCGGTGCGTAGGTTCTTGTTCAGGTTCATCGAAGATCGCATGACCGCCGCGCCGCGCGCGCCCTCGACAATGATGATCTTCGCGTGAACCGACAGACACCGGAACGCATCGACACCAAGCCGCTCGATCAGCGGCCCCGCAAACTTCGGGCTCTTCTCGAACGTGCCCCGATCGAGGATGAACCGCATATCGGACACGCGACCCTCAAGCCGCATCTGCTTGGCCCGCTCCACGTCGTAAAGCCCGGTTGTCCAGGTCGACACCCGCACCACCGCATCCGGCCCCAGCTCGTCGATCATGTGCTCCATTGCATCGATCGCCGAAAACTGCCCCGCCGTGACACCGGTCACCCGCTGCCCAGGCACGAGCGGCCCGATCACTTCCGATGCCGTCTCCGTGCGATGCACAACCGTGCGAACATTGCCGGTCTGGTATCGAAGCGCCCGCGGCCGCTTGCTCGCCATTTCTCAAACCCCCGTCGCAAAATATAGGATCGGACAATCGACGCCGCCGTGAAGATCGCGCCCAAAGCAAGATGCTCGCTGGCGCTGGCCTCAATGCCGAACCAGGGAAAGGCCAACACCTGCACCCCGAGAGCCACCCAAAACCCGATCACCACATTGACGATCGACTCGACCAGCGACATCAGGCGGCTTTGCATTTGATCTTTCTGACCTCGTCAAACGTGCGGCCATCGCCCTCGAGAACCGCCTTCTGCCCAGAGAAGGTCTGCCACCGATCGACGATCACGTCGCAGAACTTCGGATCCAGCTCCACCAGGCGCGCGATGCGCCCCAGCTTGTGAGCCGCAATCATGGTCGAGCCGGATCCGCCAAAGATATCCAGAACCACATCGCCCCGCTTGGTGCTATTCTCCAGCATCCCGCAGATCAGCCCAACCGGCTTCATGGTCGGATGTTCGCCATTACGCGCCGGCTTGTCGTGCCGGATCACAGATCCGTCCAACGCGGCCAGCGACAGATTATCCCCCGAGACGACCAGCGTCTGATCGCCCAGGTCGATCTGCACCGTCTTGTCAGGCATCACCCGCACCGCCTCGCCCAAGGTTTCGGTCACCGTAGTGTTCGCCCGACCACCATACCAGGAGTGCGCCGCGCCAGGTTTCCAACCGTAGAGGATCGGCTCGTGCCGCCACTGATAGTCAGACCGCCCCAGGACCAGGCTCGGCTTGACCCATACCAGGCAACCCGACAGCTTGAACCCGGCATCCCGGAACGCCGCCCGGAAATTAAGACCCTCGGTGTCGGCGTGCGCAACATAGATCGGCCCCCCGGCCCGGATCACCGAAAACGCCGCGCTGAACGCGCTGACCAGGAACCGGCGGAAATCCGTAGCGCCCATGTTGTCATTGGCGATCTTGCCGGCGGTGCCCTCGTAATTCACGTTATACGGCGGATCGGTCCAGCACGCGTCCACCTCCGCGCCTTCGCAAAGCCGCGAGACGTCAGATTTTGACGTCGAGTCTCCGCAGATCAGGCGATGATCGCCCATCACCCAAACCATCCCGGTCTCCGTCACCGGATCCGGCGGAGGCTCCGGCACGAAATCCGGATCCCCGAGCTCGGCCGGCGGCTCCTCGTCCAGATCGGCATCGCCAATCAGATCGGCCAGCTCTTCTTCGGTGAACCCGAGCACCTCAAGGTCGCCGCCATCGGCCCGCAGCTCCGATAGGAATGTCGAAAGAAGGTCCTCGTTCCATGCGGAGTTATCCCCGATCTGGTTATCGGCCAGGAGCAACTCCCGCGCCTCAAGCTCAGACAGGTGGCCCAGGCGAATGACCGGCACCGTTTCCAAACCGAGCCGATCGGCCGCCATCAAACGGCCATGCCCGGCGATCACCGTGCCAGACTTCGAGAGGAGGATCGGATTACTGAAACCGAACTTCTCGATCGACGCCGCGATCTGAGCGACCTGCCACTCCGGATGCTCGCGCGGATTGCCGGCATTCGGCGTGATCTCGGCCACCGGCAACATTTCGACTTTCAAAGGCATCTCCAAAAAAAGCGGCCGACGGTTTTGACGCCGCCGGCCAGGTTCAGGGAGGTAAGGACCGGAGACCCAGCACGATCCCCGGCCCTTGTCGTGGGCAAAATAATCTGGCGGAAATTTTGCCCACGACAGGAGGAAACTCAGACAGAACCCGCCGCGCCGAACGATCGCCCAGCGCCGCAAGCACCTGAAATTTAATGCTTCAGCAAAACCAAAAGCCAAAGCGACGAGGGGGGAACCCAAAGATGAGATCAGGTGGCCGTCGAACCGAAAAGGGGGGAACCCAAGGGGGGAACCCCGTTTTTCCCGCTGTCACTAGAGAACTTCTGCGCAAAGCACACCCACATACGTTTGCGACCAGGAAGGACCCAACAGAGAGGGGCTTTGAAGCCGTTCAAACGTGTGGTCACCTCTGCCTATCCTACCAATATACATGCCGAAAACGGTCAAAAATGTCCTGCGCAATCTTCGGACGCCATTGTAGCCAGTTCAGCGCCAATTTGCGCGAACTTCATCGCGCAAGGCATTGGTGCAAGCCAACTGTAGTCTTCAGCACCAATTGGCGTGAGACGGCTCTGAAATGCCTCTGTTCCGCGTCAACACGACTCGACTCTCTGAAATCTGCACTGCTAAAGTCTCACAAACAGAAAACATCCTGAGGCTGATAACAGGTGCAGGCAACCGAATGAATGCAGTCGAGATCGAAGAGGCCATCTCTGCTCTGGCCAAACAGCCTTTTGACCCTGATGAATTTCCGTATGCCTTCTTAGTTGCATTCGGGAACAAAGAGACCACACTCAAACGCCTACGCTCGGGCACATCGAACAAATCCGACCTGGACGGCGTTCTGCAAACGAACAACATCCACCTGAAGTCCTGCGCAGCGGGCACTGTGTCTGAAACGCTGGCGGCGCTTAAATCTAGCCCTGCCACCTCCAAAGCCAAGGCCAAATTCATCCTCGCCACCGATGGCCAGACGCTAGAGGCGGAGGACCTGACCAGCGGCGAGACCATCGCCTGCGACTTCAAAGATTTTCCCGATCACTTCGGTTTCTTCCTGCCCCTTGCGGGCATCTCGACCGTCAAGCAAATCCGCGAAAGCTCGTTTGATATCAAGGCCACGGGCCGTCTCAACCGCCTCTATGTCGAGCTGCTAAAAACCAACCCCGACTGGGGCACGGCCGAGCGCCGCCATGACATGAACCACTTCATGGCGCGGCTGATCTTCTTGTTCTTTGCCGAAGACACCTCGATCCTGAATGGTGAGGACCTATTCACCGCCACCGTCACCCAGATGTCGGACAAGGATAGCGCCAACACGCACGAGGTGATCTCGGAACTCTTCCGCGCGATGAACACCAAGATCGAGGACCGCGCCACCGCGAACCTCCCCCGCTGGGCCGACACCTTTCCCTATGTGAACGGCGGGCTGTTTTCCGGCAGCACCGAGGCCCCTAAATTCTCCAAGATCGCGCGCAGCTATCTGCTACATATCGGCTCGCTCGACTGGACCAAGATCAACCCCGATATCTTTGGCTCCATGATCCAGGCCGTTGCCGATGATGAGGAACGCGGCGCTCTGGGGATGCACTACACATCAGTGCCGAACATCCTGAAGGTGCTGAACCCGCTCTTCCTCGATGACCTGAACGCGCAGCTTGAGGCGGCGGGGTACAATAAGCGCAAGCTCGACAATCTGCGCACCCGCATCTCGAAAATCCGGGTCTTTGATCCGGCCTGCGGGTCGGGAAATTTTTTGGTCATCGCTTACAAGGAAATGCGAGCGATTGAGGCCAAGATCAACGCCTATTGCGGCGAACCTGACCGGCGCACGGAAATTCCGCTCACCAACTTTCGAGGGATCGAGCTGCGTGATTTTCCGGCCGAGATCGCGCGTCTTGCGCTGATCATCGCGGAATACCAATGCGACGTGACCTATCGGGGGCACAAGGACGCTCTGGCCGCGTTCCTGCCCCTGGATGCCGAGAACTGGATCACCCAAGGCAATGCCCTTCGGCTGGATTGGCTGACCGTCTGCCCGCCGACGAGTCAAAAGGTCGATATGCGCGGCGAAGACCTATTCATGTCCCCGCTGGAAAAGGCCCAGATCGATTTCAAGAATGAGGGCGGCGAGACCTATATCTGCGGCAACCCACCCTATCTTGGCTCCACATGGCAGAGCAAGGAACAGAAAGAAGACCTGCAGGCGATCTTTGCCGGGCGCGTCAAAAGCTGGAAGTCACTTGACTATGTGGCGGGCTGGTTCATGAAAGCCGCTGATTTCGGCCAGCACACCGATTGCACCGCTGCTTTCGTGTCCACCAATTCGATCTGTCAGGGGCAGCAGGTTCCTATCCTCTGGCCCGCGATCTTTGCCACTGGCCATCATATTAGCTTTGCCCATACCTCGTTCAAATGGGCCAACCTTGCCAGCCACAACGCAGGTGTCACGGTGGCGATCATCGCCATTTCCAACATGACAAACCAATCGCGTAGGCTTTACAGCCTAAATGCAGAGGGCGAAGCGGTGATGAAAGAGGTCGAGAACATCAACGCTTATTTGGTGGCTGCGTCAAACGTCATCGTCGAAAAAGTAAGTAAGCCGATGCGCAAGGACACGCCACAAGTCGTTCGCGGAAACATCCCTGTTGATGGCGGATATCTTTATCTCGACAGCGATGAAAAAAATGTCGCGCCGCAGGAGATAAGGCACAACTATATTCGGCTTTGTTTAGGTTCTGATGAGTTTATTTCAGGAAAACAAAAGTACTGCCTTTGGTTCGATCGCGATTTGCCCATCGAAGCCGCCGAAAGTGAGTTTGTCATGGCCCGTCTCAAGGGCGTATCAGAAATGCGGGCAAGTAGCTCCAAAGCGGCTACTCAAGTTGCCGCGTCCACACCTCACATATTTTTTGAGAAAAGACAAAAGGGCGATGAGAACATAATCGCTATACCTGCAATCAGTTCGGAAAATCGAGATTACCTTCCGGTTGGCTTACTTAAAGCTGGCACAATCATAACTGGCAAGATGTTCGGGGTTTTTGACGCCCCACTCTGGAACATGGCGCTAATCGCCACGCGCCTGCATTGGGTATGGATCGGCACGGTCTGCGTCCGGATGCGAACCGATTTCAGCTATTCCAACACCCTCGGCTGGAACACCTTTCCCGTGCCCAAACTGACCGAGAAAAACAAAGAGGACCTGACCCGCTGCGCCGAGGATATTCTGCTGGCCCGCGAGGCGCATTTCCCCGCCACGATCGCCGACCTCTACAAACCCGACGCCATGCCTGAAAACCTGAGGCAAGCCCACGAGCGCAACGACGAAGTCCTGGAACGCATCTACATCGGCCGCCGCTTCCGCAACGACACCGAACGGCTGGAAAAACTCTTTGAGCTTTACACCAAGATGACCAAGAAGGTGGTGGTATGAGTGAGTTCAACAGCATGACCGTCATGGCGGCCGGTGAGATGATCGCAGAAATGTCGACCCAAGCTGGTTTCTCTTCCTTGGTGTTAAGCTGGGGCGTTGAAGAGTTTTGTGGGTCGGGATCCGTCGCTTCCAAGGTAAACAACTTGGTGCGGTTCGCACGAAGCAATATGGGTCGAAGATCTGTGCCAACGGTCGATGGAAACTGCGACTTGACCAGAGCCATGATCGAGCATGCCATTACGGCCTCCGACCAAGATAGGCATAATAAACCGGACGTTTGGGCGCGCCTTGTAGCGGGTCTGAAAATGGATGGCTTCGAAATAGTCGAGGAGCAGTTTCCGGATCCATCCGGTCATCTCTTCATATTTGATGATGCCCCGAGGATGGTTTCGAAGCTGACTCTGAAGCGAATGCTTCCAGAAGATGTTCCCGAAACAGCTTTTCGGGAAGCCGAGAACGAAGTATCTAGCCTTCTCAAAAAACATGCCTTTGAGACAGCGCTTGGGCATCTGTCGTTGGCGATGGCGGCGTTCCAACGTGGTGAGTGGGCATCTGCGAATGCGCAGCTCCGGAGCTTCTTTGAAAGCTACCTCAATGATATCGCTTTAAAACTGGGCTACGTGGGTAAAGATGACACGAAAGCCAAGCGTGATTACCTTGGCAAGCTGAACCCTCCGTTTCTACTTCCTGATTATAATGAGTGGAATGAAAACACGCAAAAGCCTCAGTATATTCAAGGGCTTTGGAGCAGGATGCACCCTGAGGGAAGCCATCCTGGTTTGTCCGAAGAAGAAGATGCGACCTTTAGGCTTCAAGTCACACTCATAACTGCACGATTGTTTCTCCGTCGTTTCGACCAA